GAGCCGAACCGACTGCCACGATCATTATCGTAACCACGCGGAACTGCTTTAAATTCAAAGTTACCCGCGCCGGAAACGGCCAGCGCCCACAGCATATGCAAGCCATCCGGGCCATCATCATGATCGGCTTTGGGGAAATGACGTAATTGTTCAATCAGCGTGGTCTGGCTGGAGTGCAGGCGGATCAAACCATTCACCATATGGGGCTGCAACGACTCGATACGTAACAATTTATCGGTATGAGGAATAACGGCACGGGCTGGCACCGGTACACCGGCAATGGCTGAACGCTTGATGAGTTCGGTACGTAGAAACTCTTGAAACTGCACGGTTTCAATGCTCCACACCAGACACCGATACTCCTTCTGCAACTCGATAATGTCCGAGATTATCTTATCAGGCACCCGTTTACGGATGGCGGCCTCGACCACATCCAAAATGCCCGTGTGACGATTAAAGCCACCGACCAATAAGGCGGAAGGGTCACGGCTGGCACCCTGCTTGCCCAGACTGGGGTCACAAGCCCCGTAGAAAATCCACTCAGCAAGCCGGTTAACCCAAAAGTGAAACACCCCTTCGCCTGCAAAAATCGCATCTTCACCGCTAACCGGATCATTCTGATATTCAGCGTCAAAGGTGGCATGACCATCACGCGCACGGATGAGCATCAAGGCGAGGATAGGACGCGCTGACCAGGACACAATGGCTCCCTCGTCCATCTCTGCGCGGTGTTGCTGATAGTAGGCATTGGCCAGCATCTCGCCATCCGGCCCGTTGTTGCGCAGGATCTCTTCCCATTTGTCCCACAGCGACATGTTATCTGGCCAGCGTATCAAGGCCTTAAATCGGGCGACGCGCCACAGCGGATTTTTGAGGGTGCGGGAAAGGACAGAATCGTAGTGCAGGATAGTCCCGATATAGATCACATCGAGCTTACCACCCGCCGTTCCCAGCGGTAACACGGTCTTCTTCAGCCAGTTTTCCAGCTTCTCGCGTTGCTCCGGGCTGCGGACTTGCTCGTCATTCTCGATATCATCCAGTACCACCAGATCAGGACGGTATGGCCCATGACGTAAGCCGCGCAGTTTCTTACCCGAACCGGCGACCTGAACCTTGATATCGTTGCGGGTCAGGATAGTCCCCATCTGCCACACACGGCCCGCACCACAAACATCGGGGAAGTCCATCAGCAAACGGGGGTTGTAGACCAGCTCAGCTTTAATGGCTTCCAGCATCGGATAGGCTTGATCAATGGAGTCCATTACGATGACCGGGTAATGCTTGATGCCACAAATGATGGCCCACAGGACAAAGAGCTGACTGACCAGAGTGGATTTAGCTTCACCACGCGGGGCGGCTATCGCATCGTTCTCGCCCTTGGGACTGGCGACAATTTCCGACAGGCGACTGAACAGATATTTATGTAACTCGCTCTTATCTTTATGGCGCACATAGTGCGGGAAATAGTTCTCGATAAAGAACTCATAGCCCGTCACAGGGTTTTTTACCTGCTGGTGTCGTTCAGCAATAGCCGCCGTTGAGGGGTCAAAGCCCACATCCTCTGCTTCAATGGTTCTGCGCAGGCTAGCGGCGAGCTCTGCCAGTTCGCTTGCAAAGTCCCGCGCGGTGAATTTCTTCGCCATAGGGCTATTCCAGTGCCTTATTGATTTCGTTAATCAGACGGTCACGGGCTTGATAGGTCAATTCGCCATACCCCGCATCCGCGTGATGCTTCCCTGTTGATGTCGTCACAACAATATAACCATTGCAGTTGACTTCTACGCCGAGAATATCGCTGGCCATGACGCTGCTATTAGCGGTCAAACTGATTAATTTATCAGCCATAGTGTTTCTCCACTTCATCACCAAAGGGCTCTAATATCTCGACGAACGCCGCTAAATGCTGGGGGTGCCTCTCAGAAATAAAGATGCTAAGTTTCTGAAGCACATCCAGCGCAGTAGCCAGTTGACTGGTTTCCGGCAATATCTTCTTGCTGGCAGATATCGCTTTGTTAAAAGCATCAGCCAGGCTTGCCAACAGTTCTACCCGTTTTTGAGCCGGGAGCTTAGAATCACCGTTGAGCTGCTCCAGCGTGGTCTGGTACTGCGTGACCAGGCCAGTCAGCACCGCCCGCGCGATGTCCTCCAGTCCGCCGCCTGCGATAACGTGAGCGGCCCGCAATTTATCCCAATCATCGCCATTATCCTGCGCCTCTTTTTTCCAGCGGCGGGCGGTAACAAAGGGGATTGCCGCCTGAGCGGCGGCGATTTCCAGTGACATCTGGCCGAAAACATACGACCTACGCAGCCTGTCCCGTGTTTCCTGCGGATGCGCCATCGTTACAGCCCCAAACGGGCTTTAATAAGCACGATAGCCGTCGCAATAAGCCCCCCGGATAGACCACCGGCAATGGCTCCGGCCACCGCACCACGGCGGGTCGCTTCGACCTGAATGACCGTCATATTGGTTTCTATCCGTTCAAGTTTTAAATTAATGTCTGCCAATATTTCCAAGTCCTGCCCTGGAATAAAAAGCTGATCTAACTGAGTGCTTATTTTTTTCAGCGCATTCACTTCACTCTCAACGACATGAACACGTCGACTTCTGCGTTTTTGGCGTGGTTTCATTTATCTGCCTTCCTATCCAATTTTCCGTCAATACGATCAATGGCAACTCTGACATCACGTAATGTCGCCATCATGAGGTCAAAGTTTGTTTTGGCATCTTCACGCCGCTGGTAATCGGTTTTTATGGTTTCAACCGATTTTTCTAAATTAGAAATATCCTTTTGTAATTCTTTTACCCAAAGACCAAAAACAGCGGAAACTATTCCCAATAAGATTTGGAACCCGAGATCTAATGTCACTTGGCACCGCCCGAATAATATTTATTGATTTGTATTAATTGCGTTTCTAATTGCTGGCACCATTTCCCGTAGTCTGCGGCGTGGGCGAGAATATCCTCTGGTGGTAGCCCGCTATGGGTGGGCTGGGTTTCACTGGCAGTTGGTACAGCACTGCTGGCGGTGGGTTGCACTCGCTGATCACAATCGGGGTAGCCGAGAGCTGACTGGTAGACGCACAGGCTGTGAGGCCCAAGGCCAGTATAGGTAGCGCCATCTTGTTGAGTCGCATCATTGATTTGCCTCTTGAGTCTCTGATTATCGCTATACAGTGCGTTGATTTTGGCCTGCAACTCAGCGGACAGTTTATCGCCCAACTGTTGAGCGACCTTCAGACGTTCCAGCGCGGCAGTCAGGGCGGCGCTGGCGTCATTCGCGGCCCGAGTCTTTTCTTCCGACCAGGTGGTTTTAGCCTCGCTAAAAGTCAGTCGCTCATCTGAAAGCTGCTTGCCGTAAATCAATGCCGCCAATACGAACCCCGCAACAGCGGCGACAAGCAGTGCTAACGAGGGTTGCCAATAGGCTTTAAGGAGTTTCAGAAGTGCCACTGGCCAGCTCCTTATCGCGTTTTAGCGCCTGATATTTTGATGCCTGGTTTTGAGTGACCCACGCGGCCAGATAAAGGCTGAACCAGATATCACCGGACTGGCCAAAGATAGTGGCCCACAGCAACGCGAGAGAGGACACGATAAACGCCCCCACCAGAGTAGTATCTGATGTAGATAATCGCCCGGATGAAGGGTTGGTGATTAATTCTTTGAGGGTTTTCATTATGGACATAGGACACGCTCGGCAACTAATAACCGAGCCCGCCGGTCAGCCAGGCCGTTAGTGCCGCCGTTAATCACTTTGGTCAAGCGAACAAAGCTACCGTTGTCCGCATATTCGTTACAGTTGTTTACGTACCAGAACCAACCCGCAGAGCGTACGGCATAATCATCTTGCAGCAGTAAATCTGGGTTGATGATCAAGTCGATTTCTAGCGCATGGCCACAACGGTAATAATTATCCAAAAAGGTGATTTGCTTCAGTCCACGGCCACGGAATTTCCAGCCATCGCCGGGCGCGTTGTTACCATAGCGTTTGCTGTAAACAAGGTTGGCAATGGCTTTTTGTCGTTCAATAGGGACAACGGTCTCGCCAGGTTGGCGGCCCAACATCTCGCATTGCCCGGCTGTTAAACGGCTACTAAAGGTGGTTTTTAAGCCCACTACGCTGTAATTAAATGACTCGACCAGTGCTTTAAAATCCCCGCTTTCATGCCCGATTTGTGCAATAAACGCAGCCTG